GATGTCTCGCCAGCAATAGCGGTGATGCGATTACTACTAACACCACCAACAATAGACCCTGACACGAGTCCATTGAAAATGAAAGATCCCGTATCAATGTACTGTTCTGTATCCTCTTTATCAGAGGCAATTTTTGCATAGTCAGAACCAATCTCCTTTACTATCTCGTTCAATAAATCCATAATTACTTTTTAAATTTGTGGTAAACTTCCACGTAGGACTCACATTGAGGACATGATAAGTTTGTAAGTATATCATACTCCATTGATTCATCTTCGTCAATGTCATGATCACCTCCCCAAATCAATTCAGTGTCACAGTGCCAACATTTCATATGCCTAAAAGTTTACGTTGTCTTTCAAAGTATCCGTGTAGAATCCATGAACTACTATTCATTTTATCTGTTCCACCGATACCCCATTCAAACTTTACTCTATCATTATTCTGATACTTGTCAAGTTCTGGTGTGTTACCTTTGCCACGATCACCACCATTACAGAAAACAACTGTCTGAGAGATGTCAAGACATTTTTCTATAGCACCACAAGCAGAATCATCAGCGTCATCCCATGATATTACAGCGTCAACCATGTCAAGATGACGTATAATATCTGCACGTTCTGTCCAAGATTGAAAGTATTGTCCTTTCTTACGTGTCAACCATGGGTCACCATTCAATCCTACCACAAGATAGTTTGATAGGTCTTTTGCTCTAGCAAAATATTGTATGTGTCCACTGTGTATAGGATCAAATCCACCAGTCACAAGACTGATTTTATCAAAGAACATTGTTTATATAAAAAAAGAATCTAATGTTGCTTGTTTTTCAACAGACCACCCTATAGCATCTAAGATTGCTTTGAGTGGTTCAATAAATGATTTATCAAACTGTAAATCATAGTCAATATATGATGCTAAACCTAATTCAACGGGAAAATCATTGATAAATGAGATGACATTCTCACGAATAGGATTAGGACTCTTCAAATAACAGAACTTTATCTTCTCACCATTGTTGATTACGTTGTATTTACTCAACAAATTTCTTTCTTTTATATAATGATTGAATAATAAAGAACCTCTGACATGTATAGGTGTTCCCTTCTGATATATTGTCATATGACTTTTATATTTTCCTACATTGTTACACGTTCTAGGAAATGCTACGTCAGCAGGGTTCATGTTGCGAAAATCCACTCTCATTTTCTTAATATATGCTTGAACATTGTCTTCTGACTCGTTCATAATGATGCTGATAGCATCCTTGATCATCTTTCGACATGGTGCAGGGGTAGATGATTTTACTGCTTCAATGCCCATCATTTTTAGTTTGGGTTCAGCAAATCTAACTCCCTCTATATCCCATGCATTGAGCATGTATCTCTTCTTTGCTGTCCATATACCACGTTCAGCAATCGTTTCTCGTTTCATGAACATCTTTTGCTCGTATGCATTTACATACGTCGCCAACGCTTCGTAAGAATCAGAAATATATTTTTCAAGTTCCACCTTACAGACCTTATCAAGGAACGTGACGATGCTTTCAACATTCTTTTTTCTCCCCTTGTATACAACTTCGACCAAAGGACCCATATGAAGATAAATGGAATCAGTATCTGAAGCAATAACATAGTCTTTCTCCTGTGTTTTCAATACATTGTTCATGTATTGGTTGACTTTACGCTCGATCCACCGAATGCTGAACTGACCTCCGAGAGTAATCGCTTCAGCGTTCGCAAGCATATAATAACGAAAATAGTTGTTACCGATAGCACCATAGGCACTATTAAGTTGAATTTTTTTCGCCATTTGAATGTTGTTACATCTGGCGATCTCCTTTTCGAGACGCTTTGAAGGTGTCTTTTCGTACTCCTTCTTTGCCTCAAGCATCTTTTTCTTGAATATAACACGTTCATTGTAAATCTTCTCCATTAATTTGGGTAGGAAACCACGTTTTTTAGTAGTAAACATAGCACCATTAGGGCAGACTGTCACGTCCTTTAGATTTGATAGGTCTACCTCCTCATTCAACAGTTTATCAACAGAAACAGACGGGAATCTCTCGTCTAAAACAGTTTCTGGAGATATATTGTACTGCATAATAAGATGAGGATACAGACTGTTGAGGTCAAAAGAAACAACCCAGTCGTACATACCAGGTATAGGTTCTTTGACATACGCTCCTGCATACTTTTCACTTTTATCTTGCTCCTTTTTAGGTGGAATTACAATGCCCTTTCTTTTGAGGTCATTGTATATGATCATGTCCCACATTCTAACCTGATAGAACACATCTGTAAAGTTTACTTTGGCATCAAATGCCATAGTAATTGCAAGTTCAATCAGTTTCATCTTCTCTTCAAGACCGTCAACGATTCTAACGTCTTGAATGTTATAATCTACAAATTTATTCCACGCTTTTGTGTAAAATTCCTTGAACGTGTCATGTTCAGAGTGGTCAAGTTTTTTCTTACCTAGTTCTACTTCACCAATGTAATCGAGTCTGTATGACTCTTGTGCTTTATATGTAAATTTTTTGTATAGATCAAGGTAATCGAGGACAGTAACACCACCAATATCGTATACAAGATGAGGTCTACCTGCTAAGTAAATCTCTTCGTGTGTAACCAATCCCCAAGGTGATAATTTTTTAGATGCTTTTTCACCCAACACTCTAGTTATTCTTTTTGCGAGGTATGGTATGTCATATAACTGACAATTCCACCCTGTTACAACCTCAGGAGGACTGTGACTCCAGTAGTTTAGGAAGTGTGTCAGCAAATCATGTTCATCGTTACATTGCACATACTTGACCATCTTATCTTGTGTCCTGTAAGGACCTACACCAAAGGTCAAGATACGTTTTGTGTTGTAATCTTGTAGTGAAATGAGTAACATCTCTTCATCACACTTCTCCACGGTAGGGAATCCACCCTCAGACTTGACTTCTATGTCAATAGTCACAAGATTCATTTTTTTGAGATCAAATTTTATCTCGTTCTCAGGATATCTTTCAGAAATATATTGATAAATGTATCTGTTATTGCCATATATCTCAAAGTTATCTACACCTTCGTGACTTCTAATAAACTCTCTGGTCTCACGCACAGTGCCAGGTTTGATACTCTGTACATACTTACCATCTAATGTTTTATATTTTGTTTTTTTCTTACTGGGAACAAACATCGTAGGTTGAAAAGATTCCCTCGATGTAAATGATTTACCGTTTTCATAACCACGAACCAGAAAATCATTTCCGACCATCTGTACATTTGTATAATATTTCATGAAGACATGATAGCACGTTCACGTTCTCTAAACAACCTTACAAAATTGTTGAACATGTATTGTATATCTTTTTTACTCATGTATGGTGGTGGCATATCCAAGTATGATAGTTGATCATCAGATTTCATCTCTACAATAAGATCTTTGTCTACAAAACCTGCGTCCACACACATGTCTCTCATGGGTGTGCCATGGTAAGGTGTGTATATGAATGCGTTAGTATCATTACAACCTAGATGTGCTGCTAACTCCACAGATTTCATGCAGTTCTCCATAGTTTCATATGGATATCCTATGATAAAGTTGCAAGTGGTAGATAAACCTGCCTCTCTTGCGATTGCAAAAGCATCAATCGCCTTTTGATTTTCATATATTCTCCCAACTACTTTTCTACGAAACTCTGGATCACCATGTTCTACACCCATGTTCAATTTAATACAACCTAATTCTTTCAAGGTTTTTGCTTGGTAGGGTGATAAAAGTTCTGGTCTTGTTTGAGTGAAGAAAGGTAATTTGTATTTTGAATACATCTCTGCCCACTCATCAAAACCTTTTTTAGACATGGTGAGGAATGTATCTGTCACAATCCACAAAAACTCAACTTGAATTGTATCAATAAGATGTTTTATCTCTTCCTCTTGATGCTGTACAGTTCTCTTTCTAAAAAATAAACTATCAGTCTCTTCTTTATACAACCCTGCATTAGAGGGTGAGTTGCAGAATTTACATTTGAAAGGACAACCACGTTGTGTTTCTACCGTGGCAATTTTTATTATTTTACCTTGAAATGGTCTGTACAAAGATCTCTTATCAAATATCTCATGATCTGTAGAGGGAAGAGTATTGACATTCAACGCAGGTCTCATTGGATTGGGGTGAAAATTTAACAGGTGATGCCCGTCTTTACCTTCTTCAATCAAGTTCATCAACTCAGGAATCGCCTCATCTCCTTCGCCCCTACAAATATAATCACACTTACCTTCAAATGCTTGTGGATAATATGTAACAAAAACACCACCTACAACATTAATAAATTTTCTATCTCTTACCTGATCCATAAATTTATTCCAAAGATAATATGTGTCCTCTACAATCGAAGATATGATAACGTCTGGTCTAAAATCTATAACTTTTTTTCTAAAAGCAGTATACATGTCAGTTTCTTCAAGCATAAAAAAAGATGGGTCAAGATCATCTCTCTCCCACTTATACTCAGGAAACATTTGTCTCTTTGCTCTCTCTACATCTCTATCAGGTTGAGCAAAATTTGCTTCATTATCAACTGGATACCATGTGGCATCAAATAATTCCATATTATAAAAACCTTCTCTCTTCAAACAAGCAGATATAATGGCAACACCGCCAGGTGGTGTCACTCTCATATGTTGATTAGGATATAACCATAAGATTCTAAGATTTTTCTGTGACATTCTTAGCAGTCAATCCTTGATACTTATCAAGTTGTACCTTGTCTGGTTCTATTATAGTCAAGAAACTATCTGAGTGCACCATCATTTCACGTTGTGTTGTAAACGAAGGCCAAGACTCAAGAAACTCACCCTTCAACTCAAATGGGTCAATCAATTTACAATCTGGTTCTCCTAGTTCAGTTGTCACCTCTTCCAATCTTGATATAAGAACAAGATTGTTTTTGAATAATATAATTTTAATCATAAAGATAGACTTTTAGATTTTAAGTTTACCACAACTGTACGCACTTTGTCAATGTAACCTTGATTTCGTAACTCCTTGAACACCATGTTCTCAAAACCATACTCCCCGTATTTTTGAAGTGAAACTGACCTGCTATCTCTTAGTTTCTTGACAAGTTCTCTCAATCCCTCTGCATTTTCATTCTTAATGAATGCATCTATTCGAGTCTTGAAGTTGTTTACTTTTTTCTCTATCTCCTTTTCCTCAACCTCACCCTCTATTTTTTCTGGTTCTTGTATCCATGTCTTCTTCATCAGACTATAAACACCTTGACTCTTTTTACGTGTGACCTTTGGTCTCTCAATGTATGGTTCTGCTTTGACACCATAGATTGTGACGTTGTGAGTCAATTCCCATAGAGTTTTCTTGTCCATGTAATATTGGTCAAGTAAATCTGGGTTACAATCAGGTATAAACTTGGGATCTACAACGATGTGTACATCTAAATCAGAGTATTGTGTGTAATTATACCCTGCGTTACCACCTAGTAAAAGAACATCTACAATTGCTCTCTCATCCAAATCAACGTAAGCAGCGAATGCTTCTGCGAAATTCATCAATGCCTCATTTACCTCAGGCTTGAGAGAATCCCCAATCCAAAAGGTTGGATTGAGGATTTCTGTGAACCTAAGAGTCAGTGACTCTCTAAGGTCTTTGGGTTTGATATGTCTTAGGACTCTTGAATACATGTATGTATTTAGAGCCAATCTTTTCGCTGCTGTGCTTTTGGTATAACTTTCTCGATGTCTATGAGTAATAGACCATCTTCAAATTTCACACTCTTGACAACAAGTTCTTCTGGTAGTGACCATGCACGAGTGAATGCTCTTTGTGCTAGTCCTCGATGCACGTATTCATGCTCTACTCCATCTTCCTTCTTGCCCTCTACCACAAGTTGTCCTTCTTGCGTATAGACTTTAAGATTCTCTTTCTTGAATCCTGCTGCTGCTACCTCAACCCTATACTCATGATTAGATAACTTTATCGTATTATAAGGTGGATAGTTTTGTATTGGTGTATCAAACTGTTGTGACCAGTCATCAAAACCAATCATGTTTCTTCTTATCTTATTAAGATAATCAAATGTATCTGCAGTAGTCAAAGTGATACTGCCATCTGTGCCAAACATAGTGACCTCCTTGAGCGTCTAATTGTAATGTCCCCGTAGGCGACACTATTAATTATAATATAAACTTTATAATAAGAAGGAGGTTTACCGTAATGATAGTGTTCGTATTACATTCTTTCTTTGAGAATGTTTCATATGGGTCAGGTCAATTGCAGATAAAATTTCTTCATACAACTCTCTCAAATATTTAATTGTGTCTTCTAAACTATTAAATTCTGTGCCATCTATGTGAGCAAAGTATGGTGATGCACTTCTACTCACTTTTGCATTGAACAAATTCTCAAGTAATTTTTTTAATTTTAAATACTCTAAGTTATTGCATGATAAATCAACTTCCATTTGCATTTTTCCTTTATAATTTCTAATGATGGGAGAGAATATTCCATAGTGCATCTCCCAATCTTGCAACCTTGCTTTGTGATCAATATATCCATAAGAATCTAAGTCAATAAGATATACTCTATCATCTTTTACAATAAAATTTGCAGGGTTATAATCAGTGCAAGAAAAATCTGATTCTCTTTCTACAAATTCATCGTAAATTATGTTGTAGTGATGAATACTTCTTGGGTATGTGCCCCTTACGTAATCCATTTCAACAACCAAAATATGATCATTGATTTCATATTCATAATTAGGCACCACAACATTATGAAACCTCTCCCACTTCAATCTATTAAGATTACTCACAACTTTTTCTAGTTTTGCAACACTAGAAAACACCATCTCTTTCTTGATGGTAAGGGAACTAAATTCCCATTTATCTGGTTTGTAATGACGTTTTAAATTTTTACTAGAATTAATTTTCAACCTTCTTTTTGCCTATGTTATATTTTGTTTCCAATGTCCAATCACCTTTCTCTTTATAACTTATGACTTTTATCTGATTCAAGGGTGCTATGTCCAGTTTCTTTTCTATGACAGTTGTTATAAGACCCCAATCAGATAACAATTGTATGATTCGATTACGACGTTGAACATCGTTATGTGTCAGGTTAGCACGTTTACCATCAAGAGCGAACAACTCTTTGAAGTGCACGATAAAATACTTACCTTGTTTGTGTAGTATATGACAAGATTGATATAATTTTTTCTCTTTTCTGGATGCTACTCCAATCCTTGTGAGTGTTTCCCTGACCTTAAGAAAATCATCTGGTTCAGATAATAGAATCTCTATCATCTTTTCTGGTGTCCAGTGATATTCTGGTTCCACAACGTTCATTTCAATCCACCAACTTCAAGTTTATTTTGTATAAATCTAATTTGTTCTTTAGTTAGAAGTGGGAGAACTTGCTTTGCCTTTTCATTACTATAACCATAGTATGACTTGATAGACTCAAGGTTCTTCAACTCTTCTTTCCTAATCCAAGGAGCAAACCTTTTCTTAGATCTGAGAGTATTTAGATAAAAATCATATTGCAACTGTTTGTCTAGGTCTATATGCATGTTCATCTCGTTCACAAACATGACACAATCAAGGTGACCAGACAAACATCTGTTGATAATATATGGAGGATAACTCTTGATGCAATCAGGATCTTCCTTCATCAAATTTTTCTTTGTACTGTTGATAGAATTCAACCAATCCTTCAAGTCCATGTAAATCCTCTCTTTTTTTCTCTGTTTTTCAATGGTTTACCAACAGTTTTTGCAAATTCGGTGCTACCATCTATGAACATTTTATCATCTTTTTCGGGAAAATAATCAATCTTGTTACCCTCACGATACAAATCCAATGTTACACAATGCAGACCTCCATCATGAAAATGCCTATGTCTAAATGGAACTACTATAGGTTCTACGTTATGTTTTTTAAAAAATTGTTCTGCTTCTGGAATAAGATTTGAAACACATATATGATTTCTATCTAACATCAAAGCATTGACATCAAAAATAGTTTCCATGGTGAATCCAGTCAGTTCTGAGAGGTATGTATTAGTAAAATCTACAAACTCTTCATTGATTTCACCATCCACATACCATCTGCCTCCTATTTTACCTTTCCATTTGTGTATACTATGAGTAAATTTTCCTGACTTTGCGTGACCAGGTAGATGAAGTATGTCCCAATTAGGAAAAGTTCTTTCATATAATTCTAAATGATTTCTTACAGTCATCATTGCACCTGGCACTATAGGAGCAAAACAACCATCAGTGTGCCCACCCTCATTGACAATATTATATCTAAGATCAAAAGGTAATCTATTCAATTCAAACAAAGCACTCTCAACAATCATATCCTTACCAATCAATGTCATGCATGGTGCTTTCAGTAAATGAACCATTGATTCTCTTGAATATTTCTTAAAATATTCTATCTCCATTTGAGTGATAGGATCTAACCCCGATAGATCTGCGTTGTAGATGTCATCACATTTCAATGCAGGCCATGAATTTGTTCTTCTTACTCTATAATATTTTTCATGAAGTTTCTCTTTCTCTTCATCACTCAAACTATCTAAATTGAAATCTAATACGATTTGATCACCTTTGTTATACTCATCCAAACATTCAAAAATTGCTAAGTGATCTCCGTGAGTGATGTACAATTTGTCATCAACCACTAGAGAACAATCTCTCACCTGTAATGGTGGTCTAGGTACAGTTCTTACTCTACCAAAGGGATTGATATAATTTACTTTACCATCACTGATATATCGTTCTATTCTATCGTCAGGATTTAGTTTTGGTCTTATGACATCACACCCAAATTCTTTGAGAACACTCTCAAAGTTTTCTAAATCTTCGTTTGTTTCCTCTGCTATCCTACAAAGATTGCTTCTTATAGTATCATTCTTTATTGTAGAGAAAAAACTTACGTCGTAAAAAGTTCCAAGCATCACAGTCTTAAGTGTATCCCATGGTGCATGATACTTATATCTACCTTTCAAAAATCCTCTCCTTCATCTCAGGTGTCCATTTATCATAATAACCTGTTTTGTGCAACTCTGCTCTCTTTTCTAACAAATCTTTTCTATCTTGAACAATGATAGCGGTTACACCACTGTTGACCACTTCACCACCAACCTCTTCAATGGTGTCTGGGTGCTCATCATAAAAAATAAATTGAGGGTGTTTCGTGCCTAACCATGACACTACATTTTTTAATTTTTCTGCAGTAGGTAGCAAGGGATATTCAAAATAAAATATTTTTACTTTAGATCCAACAAGATTTTTGATACCATCTTCTAATTCATCATAATTTACAAATTTTTTTATTTCTACATTACCATCCAACCATGCTTTCTTAGCGTGAGGACATGGTGGCATATTATTGAAAACAGGATTTGGTTTACTCAGATAACTCAGTATCCAATCTTTTAGTTTTTGGTTTGATAATGATCCTGTTGTTTTCATAATCTGCTTTGAATTCCAATCTCACATCATGTGACCAACACATCTCCTCATAGAGCATGTTGAGTCTTTCCATGTCTTCGTAAAGATTTTCAACCTTATCCATGATCCTTAAAAAAATCTTTCATTGATGATTGCATCTGACCTACATTTTCTTTTGGATCATATTTATTATATCCTTTCATTTGTTTCCATTCACTATACATTGCACCCAGTAACCAAGATTGTGAGAGACTCTTTGCTCCATTCTCAAGCAGTTCTCTCTGTTTCTTGTTCACATGTTTGTAACCGAGATACTCTTGTCTCCAGTTACTGTCATCATAAGGTTTACTTTGTGTCATAGGTAAATGTTTTCCCTTTTTTCTGGGTTTCGTTTTCTCCAGAACGACCAGGTCTCATCTTTCCAAGTTTGATGTTTTTCTTGGGTAACCCACCTTTTCTGGTTCTCTTTAGTGTAGCATCTTTGTTCCCTTTTTGTTGAGTTATCACCGAGTCCTGACCATACTTTCTACCTAATGACTTGACTGCTTTCTTGAACTTTCTCTTACCCATCTTACCTTGTTGTATCACATGACTTCTTTCCTTGACTCTTTTTGTTTTACCAGTTTTCTCATCCTTTTCATTGTATTTCCCAATTACTTTTGTTGCACCCTTACCAAACTTACCACGTATATCCCTATCTAATTTTCTTGCTCTCGCTGTATTTTCCTTATTAGATAAGTTGCCTCTTGACGCTGACATAATAGCGGTGCCACCTTTCTCTGCTTTAGATTTCAGTCTAGTCAAACTGCTCTCTTCTATGTCTATCACCTCGTGCACATCAAGTAAGTAATCTCTAAATGTTCTCATAGTTGGTTAGCACTAATTCTTTTCTTTTCTTTTGTTCTTTGATGTAATCGCCAGTAGATCGCATTGTGTATGTGTGATCATACTCTGCTGCATTCCATTCAGAGAATCTTCTTTTATTTAGATTAGATGAATTGTAACTGACAAGCATTGTGTGCTTTGAACTACTGCATGCCTGTGAGAATCTAGTGTGATGAAAATACTTATGCATACCTCCCTTCTTACCATAAAGATTTGATCCTATCTCATAGGGTGGATCTAGGTATACGAAAGATCCTTCACCATGCAGTAACTCTTCGTAAGATAAGTTTGTTATCTTCCAATGTTTTATAAGTTGCATATATCCCGTAAGTTTTTCTATACCATTCATAGAAAAGTTAGAGTCACTTGCCTGACGAGAGAATGAACTGTTCTCACCAAGACCACTGAAACTGCACTTGTTTATAGTATAAAAAGCAACTGCTCTATCTACATCAGTTCCCTTTGATAGTATATCTTTTGATTCTATGAATAATTCTTTTGCCTTGTCTGGATCAGGGTTATCTTTTTTTATTTTTGTCAACTTCTCTTGCATGACATCCCCTGCAAGTTGTAAACATGCCCAAAAATTATATAATGGTTCGTATAAGTCGTTGACCCATATAGACAAGTCAGGATAAGTCTTCGTTACCCATAGAGAAACAGACCCACCACCCACAAAAGGTTCTCTAAATTGATCATACTTACTAAGATCAGGAAAAAATTCGCTGATCTTAGTTATCGCTCTGCTCTTTCCGCCAGGGTAACGGAGAGGTGTTTTCAAGTTCTTCATAAATGTAATCCTCTAATTTTTTTGAAGGGAACCAATTGAAGGCAACTGCTGCCTTGTAAATTTCTGCAAGTGTTTCTCTTGCTTCTCCCTCTCTTGGTGGTATGTATGTTACATTATCTGATATCATAGCAGCAACATCATTGACAGAATAATTTTTACCTGTTCCTATGTTGACACTGATACCAGAAAAATTAGTGAGCATGGCACACATGTTTGCTTCAACAACATCATCAACGTGAGTAAAATCTCTACGTTGCATACCATCACCTACAATAGTAAGTGCTTCACCACGTTTCAATTGTTCTAAAAACAATCCTATTACAGGTGCATACTGACCCTTGAGTGGTTGTCTGTCACCATACACATTGAAATATCTCAAGGATATAGTTCTAAGTCCATACAAGTTATGATACATCTCACACATGATCTCTGCAGATCTTTTACTAGCAGAGTAGTGATTGAGACAGTGTGTTGGCATGACCTCCTGTAAAGGTGGTTCGTTTTTCAATCCATATACAGATGATGTAGAAGAATTTACAAACCTTCTCACACCTGCCTGTCTAGCACACTCAAGCATGTTGACTGTGCCTTGAATATTTGTTTCCAAACATTCTTGTGGATTTTCCATAGCAATTTGTATTCTGCTATGTGCTGCTAGGTGGAAGACGGTATCCACACCTGAAAATAGTACACTGCAATC